TTTAAATTTATTTGGATCTAAATAATCTACTAATTCTAAATCATCAAACCTCATTGTAACACTTAATACTAGTTCTTGATCTTCTGAGTTTGAAGTTAAATTAACTGAACTTACTGTCTCAAATCTACAACCGTACATTTGTAAACATAATAAAGAATGCCCTGCATTATCAGTAAGTTCTATACCGCAAGTAAAATCCTGGTTATCTATTTTACCATTGTTTGGATTAACTGATTTTAGAAACCATTTTATTATTTTTTTATAAGTTTTTAAATCTTCATCTATAATAAATTCTATTGTTACAGGATCAAACGTAATTGAATCACCACCGAGTAATGCTCGTTTCGATGATTGTGCAAAAACTTCAGGTAATGTAAAACTAAAACCTGGTAGTTCTATAGATTGTACACTAAATTGTTCATCTTGTATAAATGGTAAGAATACTTTAAAGTTAGATGATTGAAAGAAATTATTCATTAAATTTTCCTTGGTTTATAAAATAACTGATCTTCTGGTAATGAGTTTTCATTAAGATATTCTATATATCCACCAGCAACATAATAATCCCAAATATAATCTCTAGTCTCTTCACCTACAAAATAATCAGTAAATTTAACATAATCTTTAAGTTTAATTTCAGTATGATCGTGGGTTGTTATCTCAAACTTAATATCATCTGTAGCTATTAAGCCTGAATTTCCTACTAATATAGCAGCTTTAGTGTACTTATTATTTTCGTATAACCACTCATTGCCTTTTCTAATATAATGGTGTATTACATCATAATCATTTGCAGATATAGTGCCAGCTGTGTTAGAGTAATAGTAAGGGTTTAAATATACCCATATACCTGTTTGCATATTAGGTCTTATTTGGTAAGTTATACGAGAAGCACCTCTTGGGTCTGGTATTATTCTTATGTTATTATCTTGTTCTAAACTAACTAGAGAATCTGGTTCTTTTGTATTTGGCTTAGTTAATCTTATATATAAAGAATCAATTATTTTAAAATTATCTAATATCTCAAACTTAAGTTCTTTGTTTTTACCTTTATAATTAAATTCTTCGTAATTAGAACTAATCTGCCTTGTAGTATTATTAAATTTAATTTCATAATTAGATTTGATAAGTGATGCATTAAACCACACTTCTATTTTATCATCAAAACATAATACTTTTTCTATTATTTTTTGCTGGAAATTTAAAGCATCATCAAATGTAAATCTATTAAATCTAGCATATGATTTATAAGTTACATCTACATTTTCATTAATATATTTAGCACCTACTTTTGAATTGTTGCAGAACTGGAATCCTACAGCGTTTAATTTAGAAGTTGTATCTGCAAAACCAAAATCATATCTAAATTTAATAGGATCTTTTATAGTTGATCTTAATGTAAATGTGTAATCAAGTTGTAACCCGCAGTGTCCTAAAACAGTATCATAATCTTTTTTAATAACTGCATATCTGTCATCTTTATTTCTTGGTATATTTTTTTGATCATAGTAGTATAGTTTTAGAGATCTCGGAAATGAATGTGCTTCTAGTTTTTCACCAGACTCAAAATATATTTCTATAATAGTATCTTTACCTGAATTATATTTTAATATTTCTTTTACTTTATTAGATTCTACCAACTGATTTTCAGTACCTGTTAAGTCTTTTAATACACCATGCCTTATAACTTGTTTAACTGGATTACCATCTGCTATAAACATTTTATCAGGTAACGCATAATATTCATCCTCTGTCAATTCATCACGAGTTATAAGATTATTATCTTTTATTTTAATATTACGATCACTGTTATCACTAAATGGTAAATAACCTTTATTGGTCTTATAATCATCTTTCTTATCAAACTGCCCAAACTGACAACCTACATAAAATTCTTTAAAATCATATATTATCTCAACATTAAAATAATCTCTAAAGTATAAGTTGTACAATCTGTTATAAGAATAAGCCCAACCTACCGGGTGTGCTAAAGGTTTTACATAGTGTTCAAATATCTCTTTTAACAATGAACCTTCTACATTATAATTAAATATTTCTGGTCCCTCAGTTAAGTTAAAATATCCATCACCTTTAAGTATCGATTGCTGTACATCAAGTTTCTCAATCATATTATAAGTATACTCGATTGTATTTGCAATACCTTTAGAATTCTTATATGCCTTATTAGAAAATATCATATCTTTATTAAGAATATCTAATATATTTTCATCAAATTTAAGTTCTTTATAATTTTTAATACCAGCAATATTATATAATTTTTCTAATTTTTTATTTAGTTGTTCATTATATATATTATTAGTAAGAACTACATACATATTTTTAAGATATATTTTAACATATTCTTCAAACAAAACTTCTTTATTTTCATCAAACATATTGTAAATATCAATTGCAATATCTGATTTTTCCATCAAGTGTTCTAAAAAGACATCAATAGTCTCTTTAACTAACTTGATGTCTTTTATGTTTTGTGGTAAGATTGCTTTAACTATATGATCTAGCATTTATTCTCCTGCTAACCCTGTATCAAAATAAACATTTCTAAGTCTTAAATAACTATTTCTTATAAAATGAATATTATCAGTTATATATTTAAGATTTAGGTACTGGCTTGTATCAGTTGTAATAAATCTTTTAAATTTTATTCTTATATAAGGTATTCTATCATTATAAATTGTATATGAACCAACTATTTCATCACCTAATTTAATAGGAAAATTAATATATTCTAGGTCCTGGTGTGTTAGTTTATCGAGCTGATCTTCCGGTACAACATAAGGGAATATTGATTTTGCAGAATCACCATTAATAGTTGTGTCTACATATAATCTTTTATTATTAATGAAATTATCTGTATCAATTTTTGGTAAATTCTCTAATACTAATCTGTTGTTATTGTATATCCCTTCAAATGGAAAATCTAAATACATAAAAACACCACCATCACCCTCAGCATTCAAGTCTATATTTTTTTGTGATAGGGGCAATACTTTTATTAAGAATGTTTTTTGAGTACCATTTAATTCAAATATTATAGGTATAATTTTTTGGTTTTTATTTGGAAATTTCCATCTTAGATTAGGGTATTGAAATTCTAAGCCTGCTTTAGCTAGCTCTGAGCCTGGCGGTATAATAGTAAATAAGTTTGAGTTATCTTTAAGGTTAATAACTAAATTTCTAACATCATATGTATTATCAACGTTAGCAAACATAGTAATCTCTGCATCAACAAATCTTTCTTTACCATCTAAAGAAGTCTGTTTTCGCCACTCAGTCTTAAGAGTTACTAATTTAGAATTATTATTAAGTGAATCATCATTGATTTCTTCTACTGTATTTAATTCTTTGTCTTTATAATATAAAGGATACATACCAATGTTTTCACCTTTAACAGAGTTGTAACTATAAGAAAGTAGTTCTATATTTTCATAAGGTAAAACAGTATCAAGCTGGCCTTTAGCTAAATGGTCATTAGTTAATTCTATATTAATTTTATTTTTAATATTATATTTAGAATTAATAACTATATTATCACCTTTTTGTGCTATTGCAGTTGGTAAATAAACTGTTATATTTGTACCAGATTCATCTATAAAATAATCATAATATAATTGTTTTAAATTTAATCCGCTAAAAACAGTATCTTGTTTCTCTGTTTTTTGTTTAACTAATTCTTTACTATTACAATACTCACCCTTAATTGTTGTGTTATTTTTAGAAGAAGTAAATTCTACTTCATAAGTTAAAGGATGTATTATACCTGCATATGAACCTCTAAATCTGTCAAGTATCTCTATATGTTTAATATATCTGTCATTTTTTGTAATAGTATATTCTTCTACTATAGCGGTTTCTTTTTGTTGTGTATTACCATAATGTGCTATAACTTTAATTTTATCACCTGGTAATGCAAATTTAGGTAGTTCTATATAGAGTTGTGATGTATGAGCGTTTATTTTAGGATAAAAATATACTCGTTTATTACTTATATTAAAAAACTGTATATCAGTACCATCAAGCTCAACAGTCTCATCTTTTGATACAAATTTAACTTCTAATTCTGTACTATTAGTTAAAGAATGTATATCATATTCTTTAACTTTTATACCAGCTGTTGTATCTGTAGATGATATTTGAATTTTGTCTTTGTTAGAATATTGCCCGTTATTAAGTGGTACTATATTTTTACTATAAGTAACATCAACTGCATCACCTTCTGCAGCAGATAAAGGTAACCAAATCTTTAAAGAAGCTGAAGTTTTATTTTGGCTTAATTTAATATAAGATCTTATATTATTAGAAAATAGAGATTTAATTCTTT